AAACATCTTGTTCTTTTGCTTTTCTAACTCAGACTAATTAAGTTTTACGGAAAGGCCGGAGGCCGTCCGAAAAACTTAATTTAGTGTAGGGAGACATAGTATAACAGTCTCCTCTTGTGCCAAATTGTCATATTTTGCCTAAATGTAAGTTACCATTTGAATCAACTTTTGCTCTGCAAAGACCCATATAAATGAAGTGATGAAGTACCTCTGTTTGGGTCATTTGTGTATCCATATGAGGTAAATTATCTTTCATCCATAGTGCAAGCATCTCTTGTTCGCATGTTTTAATTCTGAGCGATTTTATTTTATTCGTTATGTTTGACATTGGTACCACCTAGGGTTAATGTGTCCTCACTGCATGCAATATGTGAACAACTACATGATAGATACGATACGACTTCAAATACCGATCAATGATGAATATGTTCTACCCATTTTCGATCCTTCGGGTTCTATTGTCGGGGGCGAATTAATTCCTTTTGGTAACAGTTCCGGTTTTTTGAAGAATTTATACCATTTAGACGGGGTTCGTGTCGCGTCTGGTGAAATAGAATTTAACGATGATGGTACGGTTACAGCTCACAAATTATCCGTTCCTTTCCAATCAATACCCAGTAGTAATTCGACTTTGGCTTTTTGTTTATACAAAGGCGGTTCTAATTACTGGCCGTTTATCGAAATCAATGCAAGTGCAGCAAAATTAATCCAAGGCCATAATGCTTTTGGCTCTGATGATTTAGATTTATGCGCAATGTCCATGTTATCTATATTTTTTGGGCACTTTGGAGATGATTTTTTTGATACTTCTAAAATCGAAGTTGCACAGATAGATATCACTTATTCTGCACATGTCACATCTGATTTTGTAGCGCGTCAAGTTATCGACTGCTTAAAACATGTCAATAATGGCCAAGTTCGTTCAACTGGTTCTTATGATACTTCGGCCATGTTCAACGCTGGCTCTAAGCATTGCGTAAGGCTTGTATATTTGAAGCAAGCCGAAACACTAAACCAGATTCAAGAATTAACAAAAAAAATAAAAAACGGTAATGGTGCACATTATCAAAAACAGCTAGACGCTTTACAGTCTGAAACCGTTCAAGAATTTATTAAGAAATCCGTTCGCTTTGAAGCCAAAATTAAAAAGAAATGGATGCACACAAGAGGCATCCCAACAAATTTACTAGAATTAATATCCTACTTAAAAAACACCGATAAAATTAATCAAATGTGGCTTGAAGCCTTCAAACCCATTTTAGACTCATTGAAAGGCGAGACCATGAACATTTATGATGATAATGAAGTTTTAGAATGCCTAAAGGCAAATTTCACCACATACAACACCAACAAACCTAATCATTCGAAGCCGCTAAGATTGTTTCGGTTCTTCCGTTCATTAAAAAATGAAGGCTTTGCAAATGTTAAAGAAACCACTCCCGCTAGGACGTTTTACAGACTCCTTTCCGACTTAACAAAAGTCGTCTCAAAAGCTGCTCTGCAAAATATCGTGTCAGGTATGGAAAGTAATATTATTCCACTTTTTAAGGTGGTTAATATTGATTTTAATAATCAGTTGCCAGCGAATTACGTTGAGCCTGAATTTAATAAACTGAGGTTAGTTGTATGATAAATGTTCAGATTCTAAAAAGCTTTAATGAGGTATCCAGTCGCAGTATTAAAACAAAGGACGGTTCACCCCGAGTGATTTACACGCAAAAAGGTTTTATTCATAAAGGCGGTGCTTTTCCAGTCGAATTCACATTAAGCATTGAATCCCCCGCTCTAGCTTATCCAGTTGGTGATTATTCATTAAATCTTGATTGTGTGAAGGTGAATAAATTTGGATCTCTAGAGATCGACCCTTATTCGGTTCACCTAGACAAGGTTGCCGCATAATGTCTTCTATTATCGTTTGTGATGGTGTGGTCTCTATTATTGATGGTAATGCACAGTGTGACACGGGCTGGACAACTTCCGTCCATGTCGCACCGTTTCAAATTTCCGATATCGACCCGACAGTCGCCACCGGAATGTTCTCAACAGGGTTCGCCCTGTTTATCGTACCTTGGGCAGCTGCTTGGGGTGCTAAACAATTGTTAGCTTTATTAAGATAGCAAAAACTTAAAAAAGAGTAAATTATTATGGATGCAGCAGCAGTTACAGCAATAACAACAGCAGTAGATTTTGGAACAGTGGTTACAGGTATCGGTGCAATCGCCGCCGCCGTTGCACTTGTTTTAATCAGTATCAAGGGTGCTCGTTTATTACTTGGTATGGTTCGCGGTTAGAACCTAATTAAGAGGCGGTTGTAGTCATGTTCAATCGCCTCTTAACTCTATTTACTGAGGTTTTTCAAAATGATGGATTTATATCTTTGGACTTTCTTCTTTATGGGTTTTCTTACCGCTAAAGCCGCTTTTAGTGATTTCGACTGATGATTTTTAAAGCCGTTTTACTATCCTTTTCTCTTATCCCTTTTCTTTCTTTGGCTTCTTTTCCTGTAAACGAATTCCCAGATGATGGTGATAATTATGACGATCTATTTGATTATGCTTACGGCATTCCAGCTGAAGAAATTGAAAGCAAAATTGTATCAACTGGAGCACATATAGGTTCAAGTTGTAGTGCTGCCGCCTCTGCTACTGAGTCAGATTATAAGGCCGCTAGACTTGATACTGAAGCCATTACTTATCAATGGAATGGTAAAACTGATATTTCAAATTATGGTGGTGATTGTATTTGGTCAATTGATTTCACTACTACAACCTACTGGAGCAACGGCACGGTTAACAAAGTAACTTATTATCCCAATTCACTTTTGCTTTCTGAAAATTCCAATACTCAAAACGTTTTTCAATGTCCAAATTCATTAGACCCGAATAGCAAAGTTAGTGCGTATATTGGTGCGGCTCTCTATTGCTTCGAACAATCTGACTTAAATACCCGTGATTCGTGCCCAGATTCCACACAAGATGGTGCTTATATTTTACCCGCGTCCGGTGGCAACATTTCACCCACTATGTGCCAAGATAAACCGGATGGCTCAAGCTGTAAGTATCAAAAAGAAGATGATATATACATTACAGATTTTGAAAATGATTGTTATGAACTTAACGGTGCGCCTCGCTGGGATGATCCTTTAATTCTCCAACCGGATGAAACCGACCCTGATTGCCAAGACATTGGAAGTGGTGTAATTGCATGTGTTGAAAATCCTGAAAATGTTTGTGATTCTCAAGGCGTTTGTAATACGGGTTGCGGAAGTGTTGCCCTTGGTGATTCGACCCCCGTTTTTGTTTGTATTTCCGGTGATACTGACAGCGATGGTTTGGCCGATTATTTAGATCCTGATATCGACGGTGATGGAATTTCGAATGAACTTGATTTAGATGCTAATGGAGATGGTCTAGATGATGCTACTTATCCCGATGCACCTTCCGAACCTGTTTCCATGGCTGCAACAAATGACCTTTTGGCCGATTCTAACGCCTTAAATTCTGGTATGGCTTCCGATATTGCCAGTATTAAATCAGAACTTGAAACACAAAACGGGTCTGGCTTAATGCCTGCTTATTCAACTTCGATAGACCAAGGCCAACAGAACACTGATGTTTATTCTACTATTGCCAATTCTAACTTAGTTGTTGCTTTGAACTCTATTTCTAATGTTATTAGTGTTCCTGTAAATGCCACTTGTCCCGCTTTTGCTTTCTATTTGCCTTCACCTATAGATTCAAATATTTCTACACAAATTCACTGTGAATTAATGCCTACTCTATCAATAATTATTACGCCCGTTATGCTGGCTATATATTTATTCTTAGGTTTTCGCATCTTCACTTCTGCTTAGGATATAAATAAAAATGGCTGCCCCTGCTACCTGTGCTTTTTATGATGTTCCTTGTGGTGCTAATTGGCTTGTAATTCAATTAGAATCTTTTGGCGTGTGGTTGTATCAAAACTTCCTTGATGCGGCCTCTACTTTGATTAACGCTATTCCTGTGCCTGATTTTTTAATGAATGTTACAACAATCAATATTCCCAGCTCTGTAAGCTTTTTTCTTTCACCTTTTAGCCTCGAATATGGCGTGGGTATTATTGTTACTGCTTATATTGCTCGTTTCATAGTTCGAAGAATCCCAATAATAGGATAAAAATATAATGGCTATTTCTGCTTATGTTGGGTTACCTGGTCACGGCAAATCTTACGGCGTTGTTGAAAATATAATTATTCCAGCTTTAGAACAAAAACGTTTAATTTTTACTAACATTCCAATGCGAGAAGAGGCCGTTTTTGATCGGTTTGGAATTAATGTTATTCAGTTCGACGTTAAAGATATAAAAGAAAATCCTAATTGGTGGAAAGATGTTTTTATTGATGGGTCTATGTTTGTTCTGGATGAAGTCCCCAAGCTCTGGCCCGCTGGTTTAAAAGCTAATCAAATGCGTGAAATTGACCGTGATTTTTTAGCAGAACACCGGCACTTGGTTGGTGATGAGGGTTTTTCTACTGAAATTGTTTTAGTAGTTCAAAATTTGACAATGATAGCCGCTTTTCCCCGTGGTTTAATTGAAACCACTTTTTGGGTAGTTAAACATATAAAAATGGGTTCGAATAAGCGCTACCGTGTTGATGTTTATACAGGTGTTATGGCTGGTCAAAGTGCTCAAATATCAAAACGTGAACGTGAAATTCAAGGTAAATTTAAACCTGAAGTTTACGAGCTTTATCATTCACATACTAAAAGTAAAAATGGTGCGGCTGGCAATGAAACCAGAGTAGATACCCGTTTTAATATGTTCAAAGGTGCGAGTATTAAAGTTGGTATACTTTCGTTTGTTGTCTTGGCCGTTGGTGCTTATTTTGGCTTAACTGGTTTATCTACAATGTATAATCCTGAGCCTGAACAAATTACAGAAACCAAAAAATCTAATACTCCAATAGAAATTGTAAAATCTTCTAAAAAATCCGTTGGTTTATTAAATAAAATTGATGAAATTACTTTTTCATATTCGATAAAAGAACGTGTGAAGGGTGTCATTAAAAGAAATGCTTTTTTTAATATTGCTAAAGGCTCTACAGAATCCGTAATATCTGAAAAAC